GATGATTGGGAGTCTTTTCAATATACTACTATTGATGGTGGTATGGTCACTGAAGAAGAAATAGAACAAGCTAAACAAGACATAGATATTAGAACATTTAGACAAGAGTTTGAGGGTACATTTGAAAACTATGCTGGTGCAGTTTATTATAATTTCCACCCTGTTGATAATGTAGTTAAAAAACAAATAGATTGGACTAAACCTTTACATATAGGAATGGACTTTAACGTTGACCCAATGTCTGCTTGTGTAGGACAGATTGAAAAAGATAAAGTTTATTTTGTAGATGAAGTTATTATTTATGGCTCTAATACTGATGAAATGGTGCAAGAAATACGAGATAGATATGGAACTAAAATGCAAATATTCATATACCCTGACCCAGCTTCTAAACAAAGAAAAACATCTGCTGGTGGACGCACTGATTTATCAATATTACAAAATGCTGGATTTAAAGTTAAGGTAAAACACAAACACCCAGCTATACGAGATAGGGTCAATGCAGTTAATAGTAGGTTAAAAGATTCTAAAGGAGAAAGACATATTTTTGTTTCACAATCTTGCAAAACATTGATAAAAGGTTTACAAAGACAAATATACAAGGAGAATACAAATATTCCTGACAAGGAAGATGGATTCGATCACATGAACGATGCACTTGGTTATATGATTGATTATTTAAAACCATTAACTACACAGGCTAATTTTTCTTCTCCAACAAGATGGACAATTAAATAAATTATGGCATATTCAAGAGATCAAGCATTAGAAGTTCACAAAGACTATCAGCAAACTGTTAATAATTGGGAATACTATATCAGATCGTACAATGGTGGATATGACTATATGATTGGTCAATATCTTAATAGATATAATTTAGAATTAGATAACGAATTTAATCAAAGACTTGCAAACACTCCTTGTGATAATCATTGTAAAAATATTATTCAAATCTATTCATCGTTTTTATTTAGAGTTAGACCAAGCAGAGATTTTGGTTCTTTAGCAGAAGAACCTAGTTTAGAATCATTCTTAAAAGACGCAGACCTAGAGGGAAACAATTTAAACTCTGTAATTAAACAAGCACAAAACTATGCATCAATTTATGGTCATTGTTTTATGATTTTAGATAAACCTAAAGTCACAACAAACACTAGAGCAGAAGAATTAGATCAAGACATAAGACCTTATCTATCAATCGTCACACCTGAAAATGTTTTAGATTGGAATTTTGAAAGACAATTAAATGGTAAGTATGAATTAAACTATTTAAAGATTAGAGAAGAAGTAGATAAAAAAGGTGGAACGTATATGCGACTTTGGTATCCTGACAGAATTGATACTGTCTATATGCCAAACAGAGAAGAACCGAAATTAATAGATACTGCCGATAACCTGATTGGCAAAATACCAGCAGTTATTTTATACAATTCCAAAAGTCACAAAAGAGGAATTGGTCAATCAGACCTTACTGATATAGCTGACTTACAAAAATCTATCTACAACGAATACTCTGAAATGGAACAATTAATCAGATTAACTAACCACCCATCATTAGTTAAAACTCCAAGTGTAAATGCAAGTGCTGGTGCTGGTGCAGTAATTGAAATGCCTGATGAATTAGAGCCAAATCTAAAACCATATTTATTACAACCATCTGGTCAAAACTTAACTGCAATAATGGACTCAATAAATAATAAGGTAGAATCTATAAATAGAATTGCACACACTGGTGCAGTAAGAACTACCAAACAAGCAGTATCATCTGGTATAGCTTTACAAACAGAATTTGAATTATTAAATGCTAGACTATCAGAAAAAGCAGATAACTTACAAATAGCTGAAGAACAATTATTTAGATTATATGCACTATTCCAAAATGCTACTTTTGATGGCGAGATAAATTACCCAGACTCATTCAACATTAGAGATTATGCTTCTGATTTAATTTACTTTCAACAAGCAAAAGCTATGAGTATTGGCTCTCCTACATTTAGCAAAGAAGTTGATAAAGAAATTGCTAGAGCAGTTGTAGATGATGATGAGAAGTTAAATACAATTTTTGAAGAAATAGATGCAAAGTCTGAAGTTGGAGAGTTCACACAAGATGAACCACAACAAGAAGATCAAGAAGTAGAGCAAGAAACTATCTAACATTGGAATATGATTGTTGGTTATTTTGTTAGTCTTTTTAGTTTTGCTTTATATTTTTTAAGATAGGTGTTTGCTCTTTTTATTTTTGTTTCCCACCTTAAAATGTTTGCCTCAAACCTTTTTATCTTAATAACTTTTTTCTCATCATTAGATAATTTAGGTAAAGGTTTTGGTTTCAAAGAACCATTTAGCCAACCTGATTTCAAAACATACTCACAAATTTCTGCTTCTAAATCAGCTTGAAAAGTACAATGATCTGGCAAATTTGGATTTCTATATCTAAAAATCCTGTGTGCCATATCGTGTATTAATCTTCTCCAACCTCTACTTAAAGTTGAAGGATTACCACTTAAACAAACCCAAACTTTTCTTACCCATTGTTTTTTATACATAGGATAAATTCTACTTGGACTCGCATCTTTTAATTTACCAAATTTACTTGCTAATAATCTCGATCCTCTTTCAGCTTCAGCAAAAGTAATAAATGGTAGTTCTTTGGGTAAAGTTGAATTTGCTTTTTTATAAGCATTTCGCAAATTAACTTTATCGTTTGTTTCTCTAGCCATAGATACCTCTCTCTCTACCAACTAATCATATTCACAATGTTAAATAACTAATTAAAAATTTATAAATAAATCTTTAATATCCCATTATAACATATTTGGTTTTTAACTTTTTTTACTTTTGACCAACTCATTGAAAAGTAGAGCATTGAAATTTTAGGGTGTTCTATTATAGATGCGACACTAAAACACTTTTTGCGTTTTTAACGAATTTTTGATAAGAGAAATAAATGGCAGATATAATCCAAAAATCTACTGAATATCGAATCAAGCAAATAGAACTTGCTGAAGCACAATATTATAAATCATTAGTAACAACACTAGATAGAATAGAAAGAGAGGTCGTATCTTTAGCTGGAAGACTTCCAACACAAGATGGTAAATTGATAGAACTTCAATCAGCTATTGCTATAAGACCAAGAATAAAATTTATTTTAGAGAGAGAATATTTAGATTGGTCAGATACAGTTGTGAGAGAGGGTTTTAATAAACAAGCAAAGAGAATTGAAAAAGCATTTAAGAGAATAGGTAATATACCGGTAGAATTTCAAGAACTTACAAAAGGAGATTTAGCTTTAGTTCAAAATCTAAAACAACAATATTTTACGCAGTTTAAAGATGTATCAAATACTTTTACAAGAAGATTATCAGAAAAGGTCTACCAGAATACATTAGTTGGAAGTGATTTTGCAACCCTAGAAAAAGAATTAAGACAAACAATAAATGGCATCTATGCTAGTTCAGATGACCCAGAAATTCAACGATTAGTTAATTTTGTAAATGAAAATAAATTTAAAAAATCAAAACAAGCAGAGGTTGATAAATCAATACAAACATTACAATCTAAATTTGCAAGAGATCGTGCTGGAGAAAACATGAAAAGATATGCTGGTCAAATATTAAATGATTCTTTGCGTGATTTTGATGCAACATTAAACTTTAATAAGTCACAAGATGCTGGTTTAACTTATGTTAAATACTATGGAGATGTAATTCCAACCACTAGAGAAATTTGCAGAAATATGATTAGTGGTGTATATAACAAGAGGAAAAGTGGACTTTTCACAGTTGATGAAGTCAGAAAACTGTGGGCAAGTAGAAGTTGGTCAGGTAAAAAATCTGGCGACCCTTTAGTTGTTCGTGGTGGTTATAATTGTCGTCATCAATGGTCTTATGTCAATCCTGATTGGTATGACAGTAAAGGCGAACTAATAATATAATAGGAGAAAACAATGTCCGAAGAAACAAAGGCAGTTGCACCTGAAACGCAACAAAATGAAACACCAAAAGAAGAAGTAAAAGTAGAAGAAACAAAACAAAATACTTTTACACAAGAACAATTAGACAACATAATCAAATCAAGACTTGAAGCAGAACAAAGAAAGTACGAAAAAAAACTTCAAGAAGAAGAAACTAGAAAAGCTGAACTTTTAAAAGAACAACAATTAAAAGAAGCTAAATCTAAATCTGAAATCGAAAAGATTATGCAAGAAAGAATAAAAGAAAAAGAAGAAGAAGTATTGAGATATAAAACTCAAATTAAAAAAGAAAAAGTAGATAATTCAATACTTTCTATTGCATCTTCTAACAATGCCATTAACCCAAGTCAGGTTGTTTCTCTTTTAAAAGAGGAAGTTAAATATACTGATGATGGTCGTATAGAAGTAGTTGATAATCATTCTAATGTACGATATAACTCAAAAGGAGAACTTTTAACTCTTGAAGATCGAGTCAAAGAGTTTTTAGATAGCAACCCACACTTCCGAAAAGGGTCTGTGTCTGGTTCAGGAAGCCAGAGTGCTATTGGTGGCAAAACTGTTAAAGCCTTTAACTTACAGGACTTGGACTTATCGAAACCAGAAGATCGTCAAGCCTATGCAGAATATAGGAAGAAACGAGATTCAGGTGCGATACAAATTAACTTAAACAAATAAAGGTAAACTAAAATGGCAAACGAAAGTACATCGTCAACACTCTCGGAATTATACACAGAGATTGTTGCAGAGGCTCAATTTGTAGCTTCAGAAAAATCCATCATGAGAAACCTAGTTAAAAACTATGCGATCTCTGGTGGTGGTAAAGCAGTTGAAGTTCCTGTATATGCTAATGTTTCGGCAGCAGCAGTATCAGAAGCAACTGACTTATCAAATACAGCTATCAACCCATCTTCAGTGACTATCACTGCAAGTGAAGTTGGTGTAATGACTACTCTTACAGATTTAGCAAGAAATTCAGCACCTAGAAATGTTGCTGGAGACATTGGTAAATTATTTGGAGAAGCATTAGCGAGAAAACAAGACGCAGATTTAACTGCATTGTTTGATGGCTTTAGTGATGCAATAGGAGATGGAACAGCAGCAATTACATCTGCTAGAATTTTCCAAGCACTTGCAATTTTAAGAGAAAATGCTCTTAATGTTGATGATTGTGCAGTTGTATTACACCCTAAAATTGCTTACGACCTAAAAGCTAACTTGACAAATACTTTTGCAAACGCAAATGCAAATGATTTATCAAACGAAGCATTAAGATCAGGTTTTGTAGGTAGATTAGCTGGTATGCCAATCTTTGAAACTTCAAACATTGCTAACACTGGTAATGCTGGAGACTACAAAGGTGGTGCTATGCACAGAGATGCTCTTGCAATCGCTATGATGGAAGATGTAAAAATCGAAACTCAAAGAGATGCTTCATTAAGAGCAGACGAGATTGTAGCTACATCAGTATATGGTGTTGGAGAAATCCATGACTCATATGGTGTAGAATTACACTTCGATTCATCAATCCAATAATAATTGGATACTTTGTGAGGGTGGGAAACTGCCCTCACTTCATAACTAGGAGAACTTATGGTAAAAATTATAGAAACAAAATTAGAAACAATTAAACTTCAAAAAGGTAATAAAATTATTGAGAGGTCAGCTTTAGATTATAAAACAAATAAATCAGTTTGGGATTTTAGAGGTTTTAAAGTAGTACAAGATGATGTAAAAGAAGAAAAGGTTGTACAACTAAAACCTAAAAAACGTAAAACAAGGAAAAAGAAAGATGAATCAAATAATTCTAATGAAAGCTAGAAAATGGTCAAAATGGGTTTGGGTTAAAGCTAAAAATAATCCAATGTATTCTATACCTATTGCTCTTGTTATAATTTATTTAATTTGGAAGTAAGTTATGGCTAATTATACTGGTGCTAATGTTATAGTTGCTGGAGATGTCACAAAGTATCAACCTGATGCTTTTGGTTTTGGTATTGCTTCAGGAGATACAGAAGCAGTTAATTTCTTTGCACAAACTACTAACGATATTTTAAGACAGTTAAGAGTAGAGTGGTGGCCTGTATATAAAACAAATATATTTACAGATATTACAGTTCTTAACACTGCTGAAATGGTAGATACAAAAGTTAATTTAGATCAGTTTGAACGTGCTGGTGTCTATCTATTTCTTGGCAGATTCTTATTACCAGCATTAACTAAATTTAGACCAGAAACAGAAAAAGATAGATTTGAAAGAATGGCAGAATATTATATGGCACAATACAATATCGAATGGAGAATGATATTAGAAGATGGTGTTGAATATGATGTTGATTCTTCAGGAACTATTGTATCAAATGAGAGAGAGCCTTTACATGGATTTAGAAGATTGACTAGATAATGGCAGTTAGTCTAAATATAAAAACAAACTCTAAACAAGTTCAATCAAAATTTAGAAAATTCCAAGCAGTATTACCAAGAGTTATTGATAAAGGTTTAAAACAAGCTGGGTTTCAATTATTAGATATTATAAGAACTAAAACACAAAAAGGTATTGATTTTAGAGATAGACCATTTGCACCATATTCAGAGGGTTATTTAAAAAAACTACAAAGAGAGGGAAAACCTTTAAAAGTAGATTTATTTTATTCTGGTCGAATGTTAGGAAGTTTAACACCTAATTCTACTGTTAAAAAATCAGGAAGAAACAAAGTAAGTCTAGCATTTAGTAATTCTCAAATGTTGCAAAGAGCATTATTCAACCAAGTATTAAAAGACCCTAAAAGAGAATTTTTTGGCTTTAACAATAGAACAGAAAATATTATAAGAAAACAATTCAACAGATTTGTAGAAAAAGAATTAAGAAAGTTTAGAATATGAGTGTAAGAGAAAACATAGCTAGTAATTTATTATCAACTATTTCAGGTATATCTAGTCCAGCAATTAAAAAAGCTACTAGACAACCTTTCTTGCTAGACGAATTATCAGAGCAACAATATCCAGCAGTAATAGTACAAACATCTGAAGAAAACAGAGATGATTCGGAATTAGGAAGTGGTGCTAAAACTAGACATGGAACAATAGACTTTGTAGTTCTTGGTTTTGTTAAAGGTGCAGAAGCTAATATTGATACTAAAAGAAATGAATTAATTACTGCTATTGAAACTGCATTAGAATCTGATATTACTCGATCTGGTAATGCACTTGATACAGAAGTCATACAAGTAGAAACTGATGAGGGAAGTTTATTTCCTGTTGGTGGTATAAGAATGACAATTAGGTGTATGTACGAATATCAAGCTGGAACACCATAGGATAAATTATGTCAGAAAAACTTATAAATAAAATTGAAAAGAAAATAGACCAAATAGAAAAGATGCACGATAAAGAGTCTATGCTTTGTGAAGAAGTAAAAGATTTATTAGCAGAAATGAGAGAAAACCAAGAAGACAATAGTCAAGATTGGGAAGAAGATATTGATGACGAAGATGATTTTGAAGAAGATGAGGAAGATATTGACGAAGAAGAAGATAAATAATATAAAGCATTATGGCTAAAGACATTAAATTATATAAAGGTAGTTCAGAAATAGTTATTAATGAATCTAATCTTGAACATTTTTTAAGTTTGGGCTATAAGGAACAAAAACAAGAACAACAATCTAAAAGTAAAAAGGATAAAAAATGGCAACACATCACGGAAAAGAAACTACTGGAGATGTAGTAGAAGACACTGCATTAACAGATGCGACTAAATCATTTGTAGCTGGTAGAACTTCTTTCTCTGGCACTTTAGAAATGCACTTTGATGAAACAGATAGTCCACAAACAAGTTTAACTGCTGGTTCTTCAATCGCTTTTATTTTATTACCAGAGGGTAATTCAAGTGGCGACAGAAGTTTTACTGGAACAGGAATTGTGACAGGAATGTCAGTTAATAACTCTATGGACGCAATCATTTCAAGAACTGTGACTTTTCAAGGAACTGGTGCTTTAACAATAGGAACTGTCTAATAATATTTTATGTCAGTTATTGATAGAGTAAAATCTCATTTT